CTCCTCAAGCTCAAAGCCTGTCCGAGCTTGCCATTCATCACAAATTTCGTCCAGTTTGCCGAGGTCTGCCCGGTCGCACTCGACCATGATACCGTCTGTATTGAGCTGGACAATTTTCAGCCCGGGAATGTCTTTGTAGAGGTGCTGTGCCAGCTCTAACAGGAAAAGCTGTCCTGTGATACACACAGAGCGTCCCATGAGGGGGTCGAACAGGTCGTTGTACTTGTTGAGTAACGCTCCATAGGTCGTGTTCACAACCAGCTTGAGAGCGTTTGCCGTAGCCTTATCGCCACTGGCCTTTGCTTTCATGCGGGTTTCAAGAACATTCTCGAAGACCTCTGCTGACGGAATGTTGCGGGAAGTGTACCCACAGAGGGTCATAAGGTGAGGGTAGTAGCTCGCCACATCTTTGTTGCGAATAACCCGATTCCCGCTTTCGGCTTCATCGAAGAAGTAGTTTGGGATAGCGGCATGAATACCGCCGTAGCCAATCACTCCCGGGCAGTCTCCGATTTGAAAATCCAGCTTTCCACTGAACAGGTCTTTGTCGGAAATTGTGAGGTCGTACATCTTATCAAAGAAAGCAAAGACCTCCGGGGGTATGTACTCCTTTTTCAGATTTTCCGGGTACACATACTGGCGTTCATCGTCATGGGGCTTCTTGGACGCTTTCAGCATAGCCGCTGTCAGTTTGGCGTTTGTCATTCCCATCGCCTTTACATCGGAAAGACCAGCCAACCGTCCGATTTGAACCTTGTTCTTGAGGTAGTCCTTGCGAATGTCGATAAGCCGCTCGGCGGTATCAACATCGTGGTCGCAGTAGAACTCGGTTTCCCGGCGTTCCTCCTCGGTGAGAGGACGGTCAATGTCGAAGGGGACTGTGCTTTCCTGCACCGACAGCCCGAGGTGTCCCTCAATGGCTTTCAATGACAAACCCATCTGCATATCGTCCTTAATATCCACATTGTTGAAAGCAAAGTAGAAGTCCTTGAGCAGAGGGCAGTCCCAGCCTTGACCGCCGCCTATGATGTAGTCATTGACCTGTTTGATTTCCTGTGGAGTGAACCCGGCGGCAATCGCTTTGATGATGAACTGGTCGTAGTGCTTGGAGTTAAACCCAACATAGATACCATCTTCGGAGAGAGCCATCTTGAGAGCTTCGTTATCGTTCCAAATCCGGGTACGCTGTCCAGTTTCTTTGTCCTTGAAGACCACCAGCCAATCATAGGCAAACACTTCGCAGTCATAGCTTATCAATCGCATTTCATCACTTCCTTTCAAAGCAGACAGGAGAGCTTTGTCCTTCAACATCGCCCAGCGAAATTTCCTGTCTGTTGGTATTAGTCCTCGGTCTTCCATCGCATACCGTAGGTCATAATCATGCACTGTGTGACCGTCCGGCTTGAAAGTGACAGGACTGTCGGAATCCCATTTCAACAGGATTTTCCACAAATCCGGGTAGTCCCGCCGGAGTAAACGAAGCTGTTCAACACCTTGGTTGTGACAGAACCAGCACCCACCTCTTGCCGCATTGGTGTAGATAGGGGACAGTAGGTCATTCTCCTCACACCATTTCCGGCAATAGGCTTCGTCCCAGCCGATTTCCACCAGAGGTAGAACTACGCCGGGTCGAGTATGTCGCTTGATTCTTTCCGGCTCGTCTGCGGCAATTCCGAGGTATTGCACAATATTTGTGTCAGCTCCTTGTGCAAGGGAGCTTTTGGAAAACACCTGTCTTTCAGTTGGTGGCACCAGCCGCCGTTGAGCGTGTGTGGAAAGCCGTATATTTTGTGCTGGCCTGTTTTCGAGCGTACCATTTTCCTGTAAAACAGTCTCTCGTAGGTTGCTTTTTGCGAAGGAGTTGAGGACATCAACTTTGAGCCTTGAATTACACCATGCTCCTCGCACCATAGGGAATCCGTAGATACATTTTTCGTTGAGCTTTTTGTTAAATCGCTCTTTGTAGAACTGTCGCTCGTAGGATAACCGTCTCTCTCTCTCTCTCGACTGCCGAGATATGTTCAACGGTAATTCCGTACCGCTCTTTGATGATAGCGTCAGCCTTTGCTTTGAACTCCACCATCGGCGGTAAGTCTGCCGGGATAGTGTCGGTAGCCCACACCTCGGCATGAATGATACGGTCTAACGGCAAACCTAATAGCTTGATTGCTTAGAGACACGCCAGCGAATCCTTTCCGTAGGAGAGAGAAAGAACATATTGCATGGTTTCAACCTCCCTCCACGAAGTAGCAACCCTCTTTTCGATAGATTGCACATCGCTTTTTGTACGACTTCACGAGATACCCTATATCGTCCACGAAATCGTAGGCGATAGGGTCTGTCTTTCCGGGGAATGTCCGGGCGATTCTGCCGATACTCTGCGTCACCACAGCGTAATCCTTCTGCGGGGTTGCAAGGTACAGACGCTCCAAACGGGGAATGTCCAGCCCTTCTTTTGCGAGAGTGTAAGTAGCAAAGAGGTATTTTTTCTTGCCGCTCCTCATGTCCTCAAGGGCTTTTTCTCGTTCAGCCTTGCCTTTCTTCGTTGTCATTTTGCCGCTTATCATCACAGCGTCCAACCGCATTTCCCGGGGTAACAACCTCATAATGTAATCGAGGTGGTCGAGCCTGTCGGATAGAATCAATCCGCTTCGGTCTTTATTGGCTACGATGGTGTTGGCAATATCAAGGCTTCTGCTGTCGTTCTCCAACAGATAAGTAATCAGCTTGGTATAATTGAGAGTGCCATCGGTATTGAGGGCTTCTCTGCCGATTTGTACCCCTGTCCCAACCGGGTAGATACCGACTTGCATAATCTTGTCGGCTATGGCTTCCTTGGGGACTTCGTAGGCCACTTTTCCGACCAGAGCATAGGTCGCTTGAATCATACCGTCCGACCTGTGAACGGTTGCTGACAGTCCGTATTTGTGTCTTGCCGACAGACTGTTCAACACTTTTTGATACTGTGTGACTGCGGTAGGACTGCCGCTGACCCTGTGAACCTCGTCAGTGATAATGCAATCCCAGTAGTCCCGGTACTGTGTCAAATCGAGCTTGCACATGGTCTGAATCGTGGCGAAGGTGATACCCTTGCCGAGATTGACTTTGCCCTCGGTGATAGTACCCATGAGAGATTTGCTCATGTACCGCTCGGCTCTCTCCTTGCTTTGCCGGATAAGGTCGAGCGTGTGGCACAGCCAGAGGGTGCGCCGCCCCAGCCTTGCGGCAAGAGCTATACCCATCTGCGTTTTCCCGCTTCCGGCGGCACTCTGCAAGATACCGTACTTGGCGGCTATCATCGTTTGCACCGCCGTTTCTTGGTAGTCATAGAGAGGAACATCGGCGTTAAAATCAACCTCTGCCGGGGGAGCGAAACCGCTCGTAAACACAGCCTTGTCGGATATGTCTTTGGGAATAGACGGAAGCGTTCCAAAGGGCAACACCAGTTCGTTCCCTCGGGTCTCATACAACGAGAGGGTCTTCGGGGTGTTCCCGAGCCACAAGTGCATACGAGCCTTTTTCGCATACTCGGGGTTCGCTACGGTCAGATTTCGCTTTACCCACATCAACAGTTCCGGGGTAGGGTCTGTAACAGTCAGCACATTGGAGACTGTCACTTGCATTGGCTTATCCACCTTTCCAGCGGAACGCCGCAGTCCAAATAATCTCGCCATGTGAGGGTAGATTTTGTGCGAGAGAGCCGCCGCATATTGGCGTAGGTTATCATCACAACATCGTCCTCAATTTTGAGAGCAAACCACCCCTCGCCGTTACCGCTGTCTCTCCACAGCTCCATCGCCGAGCTTTGATTTTCTTCCACCCGGGACAGAGCGAACTTATTGTCTGAACAGACCTTGCAGTCAATCAGATAGGCTACGCCGTTTCGGACGGCGAGAACATCGGCGGGTTGTCCGGCTTGATTCTGTGCGAGGTTGTGCGCCCAAAATCCCTTTTGGAACAGGGTCTCGCACAGCTCGGCTTCAAAGGTGTTCCCCAGTTTCTTGTTAGTAGCCATTGACTTTCAACACCTCCTCTATCTCCTCGGAAATGTCCTTATCGTCAATGTAATTGGATAGGTCTCGAATACACTCCGAGAGCTGTTCAATTTGACTGCGGTAGAACCTCGCCGAATCAAAGCCCATGTGTTTGTCTATTAGCTCCTCGAAATCCCGGGGAGAGAAGATGGTCTCGGGTTTGTCATTGGGTTTCAACGCCAGCACTTGCGGCATTTTCCTTCACCTTCTGTTCGTACTCCGACATGAGAGCAAGAATCGCTGTACTGTACGAAGAAGTGTTAATTCCGCTCTCCCATGCTTTTCTTGCCCCATAATCACCCATGTTGTAAGCCATCAGAGCCTTGCCGTAATCCTCATACTTGGTGATGTAACGACCTATCAGCTTCACCCCGCAAAAGACATTCTGGTAGGGGTCGAGCATATCCGCTGTGCGGTATCGTTCCTCAAGCCATTCGTGATTGATAGCGTTAATCTGCATGAGACCGTAATCGTTCGTTGTGCTGACTGCTTCGGGGTTGAAACGGCTCTCATGGTCTATCATGGCGATAATGAGCGTGACCGGGACACCTTCATCGGCGCACACTTCGTATATGTACCTCTGCAAGCTATGAGAGAGCGGCACATTGAAATAGGCCACATCTTTTGCCGCCGGGAGCTGTCCTTGCTCATAGACCGGGACTTCCACCGTTTCAGTAACGGTTACGGTCTCGACCTTCGTTGGCGTAGACACCCGCCCGATGATGAAACCTACGACTGCACCGAACAGCACGAACAGGCCGATAATGCAATACGCCTGTGTTACGGCGAGCTTGTGTTTGTTGATTCTCTTTCCGTTAGCCATTTCTGAAAATCCTCCTCATGTTGGGGGTCTTCGTAGAACTTCTCTACGATACCTACAAGCGAGCTTGCGAGGTCGCTCACCTGTGCGTCAGACAGATTCATGCGCTTTTTCGGCGAGAACCTTCTCGCACTCTGCGAGAATCAACTTCGCTTTGGGGTAGGTGTAGACACCCCGGAGAATGGAGGACAGCATTGGCGGCTGGACTGCAACACCTCGCTTTTGCAATTCCAGAATCATGTCCACCTGCGTAATCCCCAGTTCAGCCATTCTCGACTTCACATTCACGATATTTTCCTCCTCTCTTGATTCTTGAAATCAGAATTGGTCTTGACAAATAGGCGAATTATTGTTATTATTCTTATTAGAAGTAGCTCGCCACCAAACTTCCCCGAAACGCCAATTTCGAGGGGGTCGGTTTCTTATTGCCAATTCGCATATCCCGAATTTCTTGTTCTTATTATAATTCGTCTTATGAGAATTGTCAAGAGGAAAATTCAAAAAATACGAATTGAATTTTGAGGAGGGATTTTCCCATGACTTTCAAGGAGAACATCAATCGTATCTGCGCCGAGCGTGGAACAAACCTCACCGCTGTCATAACCAAGGTCAAAGGGTCTTCATCTATGACAACAGCCATCAATAAAAAAGGGTCTATCCCAAAAGAGACAGACCTTATAGCTCTTGCCAAAGAGCTTGATTGTTCAGTTATGGATTTTTTCGCTGACGAGGAGGACATTCCCCCGGTCAAGCCGAGAGACGAAGACGAGGAAGATATTTTACGGATTTACCGGGGGTTGTCTCGGCGAGCCAAGCATGAGTTCATGTCTATGGTCTACGAGTTCGAGAACCGGGAGGAACTAAAGGGGGATAATGGAGAAACTACGGAACTGCGGAAAGATAGTGCCGTTTGAATTGTTACATAGAAAAAAGATATTGGAGGTGAGACTATCAAAGCGGTAATCTACGCTCGATATTCGAGCCATAATCAAAGAGAGGAATCCATAGAGGGTCAGCTCCGGGAGTGCCACGACTTCGCCTTAAAGAACGGTTTTGTCGTTGTGGACGAATACATCGACCGGGCAATATCGGGCAAGACCGATAACCGCCCCAGTTTTCAACAGCTTATACGAGACAGCGAGAAGGGTCATTTTGACGCTGTGATAATGTACACCCTCGACCGTTTCGCCCGGAACAGATATGATTCAGCTATCTATAAGGCCAAACTCAAGAAAAATGGGGTCAAGGTCTTTTATGCGAAACAGCCCATGCCGGACACGCCAGAGGGAATCATTCTGGAATCTGTACTTGAGGGGTATGCTGAATATTACTCTGAAAATCTCGCCCGGAGTATCAAGCGAGGTCTCAAAGAAAACGCTTTGCATGGAATCGCTATGGGTAGCCCTTGTCTCGGATATAAGATTGGAGCAGACAGGCAGTATGAGATAGAGCCAGTAGGAGCAAAGACTGTACAAACGATTTTCACCATGTATGCCGAAGGGAAATCTGCCACACAAATTGTGAATTGGCTCAACGAGCAAGGGTGCAAGACCTCTCGGGGAAATGCTTTCAACAAGAACAGTTTGAAGACCATTCTGCGAAATGACAAGTACATTGGTGTCTATCGCTTTGACGATGTTATACTGGAAGACGCTGTGCCGCCTATCATCGACCGAAAGCTCTTTGAGAAGGTGCAAGCGATGTTACAGCATAATTACTCTGTCCGGGCGAGAACGAAGTCAAAAGAGGACTACCTTCTCACCACAAAGCTATTTTGCGGTCACTGTGGCAAGCCGATGGTCGGAGAAAGCGGCACTTCTCACACAGGGCGAATGTATTACTACTACAAATGCACTGGACGAAAAAGGGGCGGCAAATGCCCCAAAGCTGTTGAAAAGAAAGATTGGATAGAAGAAATCGTTGTAAGATTCACCGTTGAGAAGGTACTCACCGATGAATCCATTGACCGTATCGCAACTAAAGCTATGGAGATTATCGAAAAGGACAGGCAAGACACCTCCGTCCTCGCTGGTTTTCAAAAGCTGTTGAAGGACTGCAATAAACGAATTAAGAATCTCCTATCGGCGGTGGAACAGGGGCTTGTCACTCCGGCAACTAAAGACAGGCTTGAGGAGCTGGAACAGGAGCGGCGAGACCTCGAAGGGCAGATTGTCCGAGAGGAAATGAAAAAGCCGCTCTTGACGAAGGAGCGTATTGTGTACTGGCTCACATCGTTCAAGAGCGGCGATATTCGTGATATTGAGTATCAGCGGCGAGTAATCGACACCTTGGTAAACTCCGTCTTCGTCTATGACGATGGGGACAAAGGCCGGAAAATCGTGCTGACATTCAACATTTCGGGGAGCAACACCCTCACCATTACGAGTTCGGATATTGAGTGTTTAACTCCACCAGAATGTGCAAATCCGAACCCTATGTTTTTCGTGAAGCACTGTTTCGGGTTTGTTCTGACGATTGAGGAAGTCTGACTTCGGTTAGGCTTCCTCTTTCTTTTTGGTAGCGATTTTCAGCTCAAGCACAGCCGCTTCGATAAGACTGTCAATCTCCCGGGTGTCGAGGTGAAAGCCCTTTTCGCTCAAATATTTCTCCACATAGGCTTTCTTCTCCGCTCCCTTGCCCTTGCCGACATAAATCATTTCGGCGGCTTCGACAGCGATATTCACCCAAAACTTGATGGTTTCAAGCTGTTCGCCGCTGACTTTGGTTTTCAGAAACGGAATGAGGTACACCGATACCAGAGAGAAGACCAGCGTCAGAAACGCTACGATTACCTGTGTCAAATCAACCATTGTAAGCTCCTCCTTCATCATTGAACGAATTTTCCGTAGGCTCGACCTTGTAGTGCTTCATCAGTTTTATTCTGTTTTCCACCTTGGCCTTGGAATAATAAAATCCTGTGCCTGTGGCGGTCTCGGCGGCTACTGCCGGGATAAGGTATGTGAGCGGCGAGAGGTCACTCGTCCTCCATATCATAACGAAGGTGAAGACAATCACCGCCAGATTTACGATAGCCGCAACAACCAGAATTACTTTTGAGAACTCCATGCGAGCCTTTTTACTTCTTTTGCCCCGATAAGGCATTAGAGCTTCATCGTGAAGTCGAGCGAAATCCACCCAGCACCAGATTTCAGCTTGCCCCACAGAGTAGCACCCTCGCCATGAGCTTCCTCGACAATGGTATAAACGCCCCTG